GATAAATCTGTTACATTTGTGTAATTAAATGCTCTTGCGATACGCAATTTTACACCACGTTGCAATGCCATAATACACATATTTGCGAAGTCGTCCGATGCATGAATATCGCCTAATTTTCGTCTAAATTGTTGCTCCGAACCAATAAGGTAATTTACACCCGGTTTACCTCGTTTTGTGATACCTTGTACGCAGATAATACCTTTGTTTATGTTAGCTATAATGCCACCTAAAGGCGTTACCGATGTTGTTACTCCTGGTGTGCCTGATAGATTTACTCCTGCCATGTTTCCTTTTTTATTTTAATTACAAAATCTTAGATACTCAAATATACATATTTACAAGTCGTCTGAAATAAAAATTAAATCGCCTTCATCTGTTACTTTATATTTATCATTATCCGGACCTACACAAATTAAATCGCCTTGATCATTAATATAAAATGTAATTCCAATTTCGTAAATATCTTCAATGGCGATTGGTTCGTTATCTTCATTATAAATGATACGAATTTTAGTTAGTATTTCTTCCCTTGTTTTTGGTACTACATCCGCACAAAACTCCGTAAATGGAGCAATTTCTCCCAAGTTGTCCGAACCTCTTAAATCAACATTTCTTGCTATATAAAGCCAACCTCTTTCTATGTATGATTTATCACTTGTATCAAATGCACTTGATTGAATTAACCAAAATTCTCCAACCTCTGTACCTGTGTTATCTATTGCTTTTAATAGCATTCTTGCACCTATTACCTTGCGCAATACATCTTCTATAATCTCTGCATACGTTTCTGTTTTTGTGATGTATGTTATTTTGTAAGGTATGTCATACTTTACATCTGCAGTAATAGATTTATCGTATTTATTTGTTTGTTCGTTAAAATCATATTCTGTATTTCTTCCTGTTCCTGTTCGTGCCGGTATTGGTGTACTTCTACCAATAATAATATCGTTGTCGTTATTCTCTCCTCTACTTTCCATTGTTCCAGGTTGATATAATTCTATTGGTTGTTTTCCATTAGTTTTTATCAACTGAATAGCACTTGCATATCCGTTACCGAATCCAACAACATCAACATCCGGCAAATATCCACGCAATACAAGTTCTTTTCGTATTACCTCGAATATGCCATTATCTATTTGCGATTGCGTTAATTTCCACTCCATTAAATCGAATATTTTTTCTTTAAAAATTCCATTATTCTTTTTCCTACCAAATTCTCTTTTTCAATTTTATGTTTCATTATGTCATTTACTGGACGTAGGTATGGACGTTCCGGTATGTTTCTTTTCTCACTACCAAATTCCATTGTAGCTGCAATATTGGTTAAGTCGTCTCCCTCTTTATTTTTTGTTCCTCTTTTTACACCAATAAATATCTTTGGATAAATTGCTATTGATGTAATACTTTGAACCATGGAACTTGTAGCAATTAATGTTTTATTACTTAATTTTTTTCGCTTCTTATAGGCAACATAAGCATCCGATAGTTTACTCCACTTGTATTTACTGTCTGAAAATCCTTGTTGTGAAACGATATATTTTTTTACCAACGCCTCTGCTTCTAATCCAATTTGTCTGCTTACAACTTTTAATTCTTCGGGTATATCTTTTTTTAAATTACGAGTAAATAATCCGGCAACATCCCAACGTCCAACTTTTTCTATGATCCGTTTTTTGCTCATGCTTTTTTAAGTTGTTTTTGAATATGTATTTTTACAACGCAGTTTTTATCCCAAAGTTGTCCAATCATATTAATACCTATTATGTCATAAGTAACTCCATTGAACAATATTAAATCTTGTGGTGTCTTTGTAACAAAATTGTCTGTATTATCTACAATTCCTTTTTCTTGTGCTTCATCATATTTAATCAATACATACCCTTGCGTATAATCGTGCGAACCTATTAATTCTTTTGTATCTTCTCCGCCTCCACTTTTATTTTCCCAAACTGATAATCCTTTACATACAATATCATTATATGTGCGTTGTAACTGGACATCTTTTTGCCATCGTGTTACTGTATTATTGTCCATTCTATAAGTTATATCTTCTCCATAGAATGTATCTTGTACATCATTAATTACTTGCCTAATTTCGGCAAATTCTGTGTCTGATATTAACCGCATGTACAACCTAAATTTTCGTTACCAAATACAATAAAAGCAGGAGTATCGAATACTTTACCACAATTACACATAGGTAATGAATAGTTTAAAGTAGCTGCATATTCACACGCTTTCATCTTACAGTTATTTAAGAATTTTTCGGCACTCATTCCTAAAAAACTTCCATCGTCTGCTTTGCCATAATCGAACTCCGCTTCTACAACATCTGCCTTACCTTTCTTAATTCTTTTCGCTCCTGTACCACTACCACCACCGGAACCACCTACATTTAATAATGCTTGATTGGTAATTAAATTACATGAAACTAATTGAGCAATTAACATCTTTTGTAATGCAGAATATTTGCTTTCATCTTCTACATCAGTATTCGATAATAATGTCCAAGTTTGTAAGTAGTACATCGCTTCAATTATGTACTGCTGTATAATAGCATCTTTGCTATTATCTGCCGGTAAAAATGGTAAGTTGTTCTTTACCATAATTAATAATGTTGGTAGTGCCATATATTCAAATTTAATAAAAAAAGTGCGAAATATATATCTCGCACTTCCAAACAAAATTTTATAGAATGAAAAAATTTACGCAATAGCTTTTTGAATATCGCCACGAGTTTTTTCGTCTGTCAATAGCAAGTTAATTGCTTCTTCTTGTGTTCCAATATTTGTTTTACCAAATTTGTAAACATCTTTATCCAAAACAACTTTGCCTTTTTCTACTGCAGATTCCAAAAGTTTTTTCGCATCTTCTTCTGTAAATAAATTTTCTTTTTGTCCACCGGCATTTGCTTCATCATCTAAATCTTTTAATGATTTCTTTTTGTCTGCAATAGTAGCTTTATCTGCTTTTTCTTGCTTTTCAAAATAATCACTTCTTTCTTTAGTGAATTTTTCAAAATCCGATTTCTTGCTTTCTACTAAAACACCGTTCAATAGAGCAGCATTTACAGTATCATCTTTATCTACTTCTACAATCTGATTTCTATTGACTGTAATTCCTTGTGAGAAAATAAAGTAGCTTCCGGATGTGTCTTTTAATCTAACATAAATTTTTTCCATGATCTGATAATATTTATTGGTTTAAAATTATTCGTTGATTGTTTTAAATGCTTCATTGATACGAGCATCAATATCCATGTAATTTGGAAACTTAGCATTGTCCGGAGCACCCCACGCCAACGATTTGTCAATCAATAAACGACCATCACGACGTTTGATTGCAAAACCTAAATAATCAGAAATAAACAATTCGCTTTCTTGTGTTTGTGGATTTCTTCTTTCTTCGGTTTTCATTCCACGATATTGCAATTTAACCATTGCAGCTTCCGGTGCCAACAACATGATTTGATTTGATGGCATAACGAATACATCATTAATCAATGTAGCTGGAACACCCAACATTTGTTGTAAGTTTTGTAGAGTTTTATCTCCGGCAAAACCTTTGTATTCATCCAACAATGATAAATCAATTGCATCTTCTTCTCCTGTAAGCAAACGTGATACGTTTCTTTTTAAACGTCCCATTCTTGCAGTAGCACGTTTGATATCTTTGAACTTAAATTGTCCAACTGTATCTACACCAATTACTGGAGCGGATTCTGCACCACTTGATTGCTCTCCATTCAGTAAAATTAAACTTGCTTGAATGTCTGCACCAATTGCCATTTCTGTACCAACTTCGCCCATAAATTCAAACAACATATCGAGCGTTGATGCTTCTACTAATTCATCGGTAATTTTAAAGCCAATACCAACTTTAAATACCTCTGCTTCTTTTTGTCCGAAACGAACTGTTCCAAATGGAATACTTTCCGCTTCGCCTAATTTTCTCGGCATTGCACTACCACGTTTGATGTGTGGCATTGTAACTTTTCTTTGAGAAATATTGATAGTATTTGAAATCCAATTTTGGTGCATTGATTGAGATTCATAATCTAATCTAATTGCTGTCAAAATTAATTCCGGAATAATAAATCTGTGGTCTGTGTTCACTTGACGTGTATTGTTTACACCATCAAATGCAGAATGATCTAATAATAATTTTTGAATTGCAGTAGCAGTCATGTTATCATGTCCAAATCTTTGGGCAGTAGATGCTAATGTATCTGTCGATAAGAACACTTCATTTTGTTTTAAGAATTGTCCTATT